AAAAACCGAATGATGTCATCAATTTTCTGAAAGGAAAATCAAAAGATACATCAGAATATTTGAAGCAGTACGACCCGCAGCAACACAAAGTAAAAGACCCACAAATCCGCAAAGACAAACCCATCAAAACAGAAAGCGGGACAAGTCTTGTTGAGGTTGCAAGATTGCCTGTTCCGTTCCAGAAATTAATAGTTGACAGGGCAGCGAGTTTCTTAATTGGTGAGGGGGTGGGGTTGATTGCAGACCCGAACACGGATCAGGAAAAAATCTTGTTACAGATGCTAAAAAAGACCTGGCACGACAATAAACTTGACTATAAGACAAGGGAAATCGCCCGACTTTGGATGTCAGAAACTGAATGCGCTGAATATTGGTGGTTTGAAGATGACAGCGAACTTTGGCAGGGCATGGGGTTACCGACAGGCGCAGGAAAGGCCAAAATGAATACTCAGGTTTGGGCAAAATCAAAAGGAGACCTGCTTTGTCCTGTTTTTGATGAGTTTGATAAATTAAAAGCATTTGGACGTGGGTACAAGGTGGCCAAAAAGGAACACTTTGATTTATTCACGGAAACGGAATTGATTTATTATCGGAAAGATGATAACTGGACAGAGATAAACAGAAAAGAAAATCTGCTTGAAAAAATTCCTGTGATTTATTATGACCGTGATATGCCCGAGTGGTACGATGCACAGGATTTGATTGAGAGGTTTGAAACTTTAATATCAAACTTTGCCGATAGGAATGATTATTTCGGTTCACCTTTAATTGTAGTGAAAGGGAGAGTTACAGGTTTTGCTGAAAAAGGGGAGCAGGGCAAAATGATAACAGCTGAACAGGATGCTGAAATTGATTACTTAACATGGGACCAGGCACCGGAAAGTATTAGACTTGAAAAAGATACTTTGCAGGAGTTGATTTTCGCTGTAACACAAACACCGGACATTTCTTTTCAACAGATGAAAGGGTTAGGGGCTAATATTTCAGGGATTGCATTAGAGTTAATGTTTTTAGATGCAATGTTGAAAGCTCTGAAACATCAGGAAATTTTTGGCGAAATGATGCAACGCAGGATTAATCTGTTGAAAAAGGGAATGACACTTATTTCAACTTCACTTGAAAAAGTATCAGGGTTTACGATTGAGCCTGAATTTACTTTTTATATGCCACGAAATTTACAGGAACAAATAAATATGCTCGTAACAGCAACCGGAGGTAGAGCAATAATGAGTAGGAAAACAGCGGTTGAAAATAATCCTTTTGTGGTTAATTCGGAAACTGAATTTGAAGACATTAAAGATGATGAGGCTGGGGATTTCGGAAATATTTTACCTTTATAAATTAAATACATGAGTTTAAGTGTAGCAATTATTTGCAGAAACAGCAGCGATGTTATTGAACGATGTTTGGAATCGGTTAAAGATGCTGATGAAATTGTAGTTGTTGATACAGGTTCATTTGACAACACAATGGAAATAGCAAAAAAATATACCGACAAAGTTTATGAATACTGGGGGTGCAACGAGGGCGGAAAAAAAGACGGGCTTTTTATGAGTTTTGCAGATGCCCGAAATAAGGCACTTGAATATTGCACGATGACACATATCTTTTCTATTGATGCTGACGAGGTGCTGGAACAGGGAATGGAAGAAATGAAAAAATTTGAGGGTGTTTCGTTAGCAGTCAGATGTATTTCAGCAACAACAGGCGAAGAACATTATCAACCACGCTGCTATATTAATCATGAAAAAGTAAAATGGTTTGGAGCAGCGCACAATTATTTGAAAGTACCGACAGGCGAAAAGTCTGATGTTGTGATAACTTATTATTCAAATAAGCAAAAGAAAAACGACCCAGACCGGACAATGAGGATTTTGGAAAGGTGGGTTAAAAACAACCCTGATGATTGCGCCCGGGAAATGTACTATTTAGCAAAAGAATATTTCAACAGAAGTTGGTATGAAAAAGCAATTAAAACTTTTTCAGATTATATAAACATTTCAGAATTTGATGCAGAAAAAGCTGATGCTTGTGTTTATCTTTCACGTTGTTATTTTGCGATTAACAAATATAATGAAGCGGTTAATGCTTGTTTGTCGGCAATTAATATTAATCCTGCATTTAAAGAAGCATTGATTTTAGCCGGTGAACTTTCTCAAAAAATATCTTCACGTTTGAAGTGGAAACATTTAGCAACGAAAGCAAATAACTCAGGGGTTTTGTTTACAAGACATGACAGGCGAATAAAAGTAACTGTTTTGTCGGTTTGGGATTGGGCAGGGAGCGGTTACAAAATGGCTGAGGCAATAAGAAGGGCTTCCGGTGCATTAGTGGATATTGAAGCACTTACATTGAATGAAGGGCAGGGAACTGATTTTTACAATATTCAAACCGGAATAAGTATTGACAGAGTGGGGAAAGAAGTAGCACAGAGCCGAATTAATGAAAGTGATATTTTGCATTTCAAAGGTGATTGGCTGATTGGTGATAAGTTTGGCGAATTGGAACTAAACAATCAAAAACGGATTTACACAGTTTCAGGTTCGTTTTTTAGAAAAATGGAAGTTGGATTGAATAAAAGTGTAGTTGCCCGACAAAATCACGAAGATGAATATATCGCTGATTATCTTTCTGCAATTACACCGGATTTAATTTATAACGACAGTTGGAAATGGATGCCACACGCTTATGATGATTTTGAGTATAGCTGGGAAAAAGGACGTAAATTCAAACTTTCTCATGTTGTAAATTCGAGAGCAAAGAAAGGAACAGACATTTTTGAGGATGCTGTAAAATTGTTAAATAGAAAAGATGTTGAGCTGATTTCAAAGGTGAATATTTCACATCAGGAAAGTATGAAATTAAAAAAACATTCACATCTTTATTTAGATCAGCTTATCATTTGGGCGTATGGAATGGCAGCGATTGAGGCAATGGGTTACGGTATTCCGGTATTTGGTGGAATTAAACCGGAACTTTACCCTGAAAATTGTCCGGTGATTTATCCTGAAAATAGAACGGTTGAAAGTGTGGCAGAAAAATTAAATGAAATTTTGAACTGGAAAACCTTGAAAGAACTTTCAGAGAAAACATTCGAGTATTGCCGGGAAATACACGGCAAAGTAGGTGAGAGGTGGATTGAAGTTTATAATGATTTGGTTGAATGAGATATTCGGGACACAAATACAATGTTCAGCACTTGAATAATGTTCAGAGATATTTGAGCAGGAATAGATTTTTATTTAATCAAAACATTGAAAGGGTTACCCGAATTTATGCAGGGATTCAGCGAACAGAACCTTTTAACTACAAAAGTTACCCAGATGTTGCCAAAATGATAGAACGGGAGTTGCAGGAACTTGCAAATAATCTGTTTCTTTTAATTTCAAACGGAATCGGCGTTGAGTGGGCTTTAGCGAATAACAAAAATGATGAAATGTTGAGGTTCATTTTCGGGAAAAGAGATTTGCCGGGAGCGTTAGAAAGAAAAATGATGAGCCGGAATTTTGATGCTTTAAAGGCTTTTCGCAATAGGGTAGAAAATGACTTGACACTTTCGCAAAGAGTTTGGCAAACCGTTAAAATTCAGGGAACAGTAATAGAACAGCAATTTGCGCTTGGAATTTATGAGGGGGCACCGGCTTCACAAATTGCAGAAAACATGAGGCGTTACCTTATCCGGCCTGATGAATTTATCAGACGGATTGAAGATGTTGAAGGAAAATTGAGATTGTCAGCTCCGGTATCAGAGCCAATGGTGAAGGGCGTTTATCGTTCACCTTATAAAAATTCACTAAGATTAACACGAACCGAAATAAACAAGGCATACCACAGAGCAGATAATGAACGGTGGATGGGATTGGATTTTGTTACAGGAATTGAAGTCAGACGGTCAGGCGGTGGTTATGATTGTGATATTTGTGAGAGCCTTGCAGGAGTGTATCCGAAAGATATTTTCTTTGAGGGATGGCACCCGAATTGCTATGATAATAAAACAGAAGTCTATACTAAAGACGGATGGAAATATTTTAAAGACATAAAACCTGATGATAAAATATTGAGTTTAAATACCGAAACACATAATCTTGAATATTCAAACATAAAATATATAATAAATTATCACTACATCGGCGATATGTATCATTTTTATAGCAGGAATTTTGATTTATTAGTTACACCGGATCATCCAATGTTATTGCAAAAAAAGAATAGCAATGAATTTGTGAGAATTTCAGCCAGGGAATATTACGACAAGTTACTTCCGATTCCTTCAAGGAATATTTACGGAAGTTATTATAAAAATTATAGAGTTGCAGAATGGAAAGGGATTGATGTTGATTTTATAAGTATTGGAAAATACGATATTCCGACAGATTTATATTGTGAATTGATGGGGTATTATATAAGTGAGGGTTCTTTCTCACGGAAATATGCTGTGATAATAAGTCAGTCAATTATCAATAAAGAAAATTATGAAAGAATATCAGAGTGTTTGAATAAGTTACCTTTTAAAACACATAAAAATAAAAGTGGTTTTTCAATATACAATGAAGATTTATATAATCATGTAATACCGTTTGGCAAATCACATGAAAAATATGTTCCTGATGTGATTAAAGAATTGTCGAGTGAATATATTCGGATTTTCTTAGATGCTTATAATTTAGGGGATGGAAATATAAAGAAAGGTAAAAAATGGAAAGGCGGTAATTTTAGGGATATATTGTCTTATTCAACATCTTCAAAAAAACTTGCTTCTGATGTTGGAGAGTTAATTTTGAAAGTAGGTAGGCGACCGACTTATAGTATAATGAAAACAAAAGGTGTAACTTTTAAACATAGAAACGGGAATTATGTATCTAATCACGATATAATAATAATAACTGAGGCATATTCAAAAACTGCAATTCAATTAAATAAAGAAATAATAAGTTATGATGGTCATGTTTATGATTTAGAATTAACTAAAAATCATACAATGTACATCAGGCGAAACGGTAAATGTACATGGGGGTCAAATTGTATGTGTTTCGCTATTCCGATACTTGCAGACTTTGACGAAGTGTTAAAAAACTTGGATAATCCTGAGCCTGATTATGAATATGTGACTGAAACATCAGAGGCTTATAAGGAATATGTTAAAAAATATGGTGATGAAAAAAAATAAAATATATTTTGTTTATTTGAATTATTAATTAAATTTGTAAAAAAGATGAAAGCTGAAATTTTGGCAACACTAAAAACCAAATATAAAGATTTGGGGTTTAGCGAAAAAACATTGGACGGGGTGGCTGAATATTTAAGCCAAACAGTCAAAGAAAAGGAACAAATCAACGCTGCAACAACCGGAATAGATTCTCTGTTAAGGGTGTTTCAGTCAGAAAACGACCGCAGGGCATCGGAACTGCAAACGACAATCACAGAACTTCAAAAACAAATTGACAGTAAAAAGGAAGAAAAAGGGGGAGCGGGTGAGCAAAAACCTAATCCCGATATTTCACAACAGATTACTGATTTGAGAAGTGAACTTGAAAGTCTGAGGTTAGAAAACAAAAAGAAAGAAGTCCGGGCTGTTTTTTTAGAACGGGCGAAAGCAAAGAAAATTCCACAAATTCTGATTAATTCAGCAAACGTGGAAGATGAAAGTAAAATTGATGAAGTCATCAGCGATTTAGAAACGAAAGCAAATGAACTTAAACAAGAGTTGATAAATGAGGGGTTGGGTGGTAATCCACCGGCACGGGGTTCAGGTGCTGCCGGAGCTAAGGAACAGATTATTGACGACATCAAAAATAATCCGATTGTAGTAAAAAAGTAAAATTTTAAAACATGAGTTTGAATTTAAAGAAAACAGTAATGGCAGCCGGAACTGTTGTCTGGAAAAAAATCCTTGAAGTTTTTGACGGTGGTTTTACCTTAGAAACTGATGGATTTGTTGACGGAACAGTACTGCCGGAGGGAAGCCTTTTGAAAATAAACGAGGCAACCCGAAAAGCGACACCTGTGAAAACCGGAGTTACCGGAAAGAGGGGTACAGCTAATAATCTTTATGTGGTTCAAGGTCATCATTTTCAGGTTGGTGAATATGTAATTACCGGCTCAACAGGAGCGGTAATAGAATCAATTTCACCGACTGGCGAACTTGACCATATTGTAACAGCGACAGGAATAGGTGCGACAGCGACAGGGGCAATAGTTCTTAATTCTGCAACAGGCGGAACAGGAGTTGCTTTCAAAACAGCACCTAATGCGATTTCGTTATTTGATACTAAAATTGAGGCAGGAGCTTCAGTTGCAGCGGTCAGACGTGGAACAGCTTATTCGCGGAGAATACAAGCACACACAGCAGGACTTGTTTCAACTATTCCGGCAACAATTCAACTGAGTGATTCATTTTAAAAAGTTAGCAAAATGGAAAATAGAGTAAAGAGTATTTTTGGAAGTTATGCGGAACAGCTTCAAGTTTTGGTCAATACCAATCTTGACGCTTTTAAAGTGCCGGTGTGGAAAAAGTTTTTCACATTGGGTAATCCGCAAATGGGGCTAACTTATGCGACAGCCGTAGGAAAGAGCAGAATTGAAGCTGCTGCAAGTGTTGTCGAACATGGAAGTGAAGCACCTTTGAGAAGTAGGGCAACCGCTGACCGTTACACCGGTGAGGTGGCAGCTATCAAAGTCAAGCGTAAAATGGATGAGCAGGAATACAGGAATTACCTGACAATGCAAGCCGTTTCAACGAATGACGAGGCGAAAAAACAACAGATTATCCGTTTGATTTGGGATGATGTAAGTTATGTTGTTAATTCTGTAAATGCACGTATTGACTACATGGTAGGTCAGGCGTTGAGTACTGGGAAAGTAAAACTTGACATCGACACTAATCCTGACGGGATTGTGCCGGGTGAAATTGATTTATTAGTTTCTTACAATCAGACAGGAAAGGCTGCTTTTGCTGTAAATAGTGCAAGCAGGGCATGGAGTGACGCAAATGCAGCAACAGCATTACCTTTGACTGATATTCGTTATGCTGTTCGTGATCATTGGAAAAAATACGGAACTGTATTTGCAAAAATCTTAATGACACCTGAAAAACTCTGGATTTTATTGAACAACAAACAAGTTCAAGAACATCTTAAAGGTTCGTTGGGAATTGTAGCCGGTCAGGATGCGTTATTCTCAATGACAAATCTTAATGCTTATTTGGCCGCACAAGGATTGCCGGTAATTGAATTATTTGATTCAAAAGTATCAGTTGAAAAAGATGGCAAATTAACGAGCGTTGAGCCTTGGTCTGATAAAAAGTATGTGACTTTTGTGCCTGCTGGTAATTTGGGAGTTATTCATAATGCAGTAGCAATTGAACAGATTGCACCGGTTGCAGGTGTTCAGTATGCTTCGACCGATAATATTCTTGTAAGCAAATGGAGCCAGACCGAACCTTTTGGTGAATTTACGAGAGGTGAGATTTCAGCATTCCCGGGACTGGAAGTAGCAGATCAGATGTTGATTGTTAATTCAGAAGTTACAAGCTGATGACAAATCTTGAAGCGATAATGACAAATGTGAGCGGTGCGCACGGAGTGGTTTTAACAGAAAATCATTTTGTGAAAACATTGCTTGATGTTGGTGTTAATCCGACAGCAGAATACTCAAAAAATCCTTTAATAGATAAAGCGACAGTTGCATTGTATGATGTAATTATTGCTGGTGCTAATTTAAAAGAAGGGGATTTGTCTTATTCGATTGACATTAACGCACTGAAGAAAATTAGGGATTCATTCGCTGAAAAATTAGGTGAGAAAACGAAAAATGACGAAGTGAGAGGGATTTCAATATGGTAAAGAGGTATCCTGACCATATAACTGTTACGAAAGTACAAGAGCCAACACAAAATAATGATGGAGACTGGGTAATGCCGACAGGCGTTAATTTGTTTTCATCAAAGTGCAGGTTTCAACCGGCAGGAAAAAACAACGTAATTAGAGGCAGAGACGGTGATGAGATTGTTTATGACTATAAAGTGTTTTTGCCGAAAATTACAGATACCTGCCAGTTTGGAGATACAGCGACAGGGATATGTGAGGGGTCAGACTTTACCGGAACGATTAAGGGATTTCACAACAGGCAAACATTTGTAGAAATATGGGTATAAAAGCAGATTTCAGACAATCAGATATTTTGAAGCAGTTAGTTTCAAAAAGAGATGAAATTGAAAACGGAATTGTTGTAGCCATGAAGCACACGGGAGAAGAGTTTTTCCGAAATGCTAAAATGAATGTTGATGCTTCTGTTTATGATCGTGTTGTTTATGATAAAACGGGGAAAGTGCGAAGTCGTGAACCTTGGGAGTTAACCGGAAATTTGAGAGCTTCAATCGGATATTTCATTTTAAAAGATGGAATTGAGATTGACAATAAATTAGAGGGTACAAATGAGGGAATGACAGCAGCACGAAGTGTTTTAAATGAAATTCCTAAACAGCCGGGATATTGGTTAATCGGAGTTGCAGGTATGAATTATGCCAGCAACGTGGAATCATACGGATATGATGTTATTACGAATGCGAAAGGTGTAGCAATAGTTGATCTTCAAATAAAAATGAAGCAACTTGAAAAACACTTTTCAAAGAAAGGAGTAATATGAAAACAACAGCAGAGGCAATAGATTTTGTTTATTCAAAATTATCGGCAGCGTCAGGGATTGCAAATGTGTATAAACTGACAAAACCGAGCAACTTAAAAAAAGATGAATTTATAGTAATTAATTCATTGCCGGTAAATGCGGATGTGCTTCAAAGATGTGTGGTTAATGTGAATTGTCATGTTGCCGACATTACAGAGGGGACACCGGATTTAATTAAGTTGAAAAATATTACTTCGCAGGTTGTTGATTTATTCGAGGCATTAAAAGAAAATCCGACATTCGTTTATTTTGAGGGACAGGAATTTTTCAGAGAACCGGAATTGAAAATGCACTATTCAAATATTAGATTAAGTGTTAAATTATTAAATTAAAGAAACATGGCAGCAGAAAAATATGCATATGGAATTAAAAAGGTAAAATTTGGGAAACCGACAGGAAGTGATACCATGCCGACTGGTGCTAATGCACCAACCGCATGGGCGCAAACTGTGGCAGGTTCTCTTGTTTTATCAGAAGATGAAGCGACAACCAAAGACTTCAATGTTGAGGAGGTCAGTACACCTGTTAAAACTATTGTTACATCCGTAGGAGCGTTAACAGCCACATGGCGGTCATACGACATTACACCCTCATTGTTATCAATAGTGAAAGGTGGTGTTGCAACATCAACAGGGTCAGGAACAGGAAAAAGGGCGGTATTTAAAGGTCCGAAAACTGTTAAGGCTTTAGATATGGCTTTAGAAATAATAACTGATAATGATATTGTTTTCAAAGTTTATAAAGCCGCAGTACTGGCAAGGTTTGACGGTGGTGTTGGCAAGGAAAATTTACTTGAAGTTGAGGTTAGAGCCGTAGCGCAAGACCCCGGCAATGGTGGACATCCTTATGAGTACGACACACCTGATCCAGTATAATTATAAAGGGGAACATTGTGTTTCCCTTTTAATTTTTCTTTATGACAAAAGAAGTTGAATACCGAGCCGGTGCAGCTTTAGTTGACGAGGGCATTAGTTTTGATGTTGATGGTATATTTTCAAAAAAGAAAAGGCTAATTATAAGACCATTACGTCCCGGAAGTATTGTCAGAATTTCAATGAAAGTTAGCAAACTTGAAGACATTCAGGAAGCAAGTATAGCTGAGTTTTTAGCAAAAGGGCGAAATTTAAAACTAATTGCTGAGATTATCACAATAGCAGTTATTAATCAGGAATTTTTTAAAAGGTGGAAATTTCCGTTTATCCGTTGGTTATTGTTGAACAGAACAAAAGACCTGAGATATTTATATGAATATTTTCAGCTGGTGATGGTTCAGTCAGCACCTGAGTTTTTTTTTCTCATTATGAACTCGACACCGACAATGAATTATCTGAAGAAGAGCGAAAAAGAAAAAGAGCAGAAGAAGCAGAAAAACAAGGAGGGGGGAAAACATTCTGGGGAACAATCGGGCTGATTCAGAAGACATTCGGGCTAAGTCATAGAGAGGTAATGTGGGGTGATAGTTGGATTAATCTATCATTGAAATTACAGGATATGCCTTATTATAAGGGGCTGAGAGAAAAGAAAGAAAATGACGGAGCGAAAAAAGGAACAGTTGAAGTTTTAGAGCAAAAATTTAGCAGATATAGAAAATGAGCGCAATACATTTTGAAGCCGGAATAGGGACGCAAAAAATACAATCTGATATAAACAAAATCAATGGTTATATCGGAAATATGTCTAAGAACATTCAGAAAGAGGGTGCAGAAATTGACAGACTTGCTGAACGGATAGGCAGGGCGTTTGTGGGAATATTCTCAGTTTATAAGGCGGCAGGATTTATAAAAAGTATTGCACAGGTCAGGGGTGAGTTTCAACAGTTAGAAGTTGCTTTTGAAACGATGTTGGACAGCAGGGAAAGAGCCGATAAGTTAATGCAGGAAGTTGTTGATTTTGCGGTAAGAACACCTTTTGAATTAAAAGAGGTATCGGAGGGAGCAAAACAATTACTTGCTTATGGAATTTCAGCAGAAAAAATAATTCCGACTTTAAAATCTTTGGGTGACGTTGCAGCAGGGTTGAGTCTGCCGATTGAAAGATTGATTAATAACTTCGGACTTGTGAACGTTCAAACTCAAATGACAAGCCGAAATTTAAGGGCATTTCAAATGGCGGGGGTTCCAATTGTTGCCGAATTAGCTAAAAATTTAGGTCAATCTGAAAAAGCTATTCTGGACATGGTTTCGACAGGTAAAATCGGATTCAAAGATGTTGAGGATGCTTTCACTTCGATGTCAACTGAGGGGGGTAGGTTTGCTGACTTGATGGACAGACAAGCAGAAACAATCACCGTTTTAGCTGCTAATTTTGGCGTTGCTTGGGAGGTGATGTTAAATAATATTGGTAAACAGCATGAGGGGTTATTTGCAAATGTAATTAAAGGTTCAACTACATTAGTTGAAAACTACGAAGAAATAATCAAAATTCTGAAAGTGTTGATTGCAACATACGGAGCTTATAAGGCTGCTGTAATTGCGACAACAGTAGCACAACGAGCATCAGTAACGGCAGGGAACATTCAGGCATGGTTTCAATTAGCTTCTGGAATTAAAACAGCAAAAGATGCTCAGATAGCTTTTAATTTAGCGACAAAGGCAAATCCGATTGGTTTAATAATGGGGGCTATTTCTGCACTTGTTACTACATTAGTAGTTTTCGGCAAAACAACAAAGAAAACTCAGGATTACATTGATGACTTAAATAAAAGCATTGAAAGTATAGGCAGGCAGATTGAAGTTGATAAACTGGTTGATAAGTACGTTGAATTATCTGATAAAACTAAAAAAACAAAAGCCGAACAGGCGGAATTAAATAAAACTATTCAAGAACTTGCGGGGTTGTTTCCGGGAACTATTTCTGAGGTTGATAAATACGGAAAAGCGATTGACCTGGCAAAAGATAAACTCATCCTGTTAAATGATGAACTCAGAGAAAATGCGAAGATTGTAACGGAAAAGAGTATTACCGACAATCAGGATGAGCTGAATAAAAAGATTGAATTAAGAGAAAAATTAATCAGGGAAATTAATCAGGGTTACATTGAAACTGAAATTATCATAAGTGAATCAGGTGACAAATTTACGAAAAAAACTGAATTAGAGGGCAAGGCACTTGACAAACGTAGGGAGGCGGTTGAAAAATTAAACGATGAAATACAGAAATTAAATCAATCAGTTTTAGAGGGCGAAGAAAAGTTAAGAGATTTCGGACAAATTGATGCAAGTAAGGCACTTGAAGATTACCGGCATCTATTTGGAACGGTTGCAGAATATTCAAGTGAGCAAGCTCAAAAAATCAGCGATGAGTTGGTAAACCTTTTGTTTCAACCATTTCCACCGGAGGCAGAACGAAGAATAAAAGATGAAATTGATAAGATTGCAGACCACATGGCACTGCCGACTATTCAAGAACAGATTAAGTTAACTTTTCAGGAACTTGAAAGGGCGCAAAAAACACTTGCACAAATGCGGATGCCGGGAGCGAGGACAACACCGGAAGCAATATCAGACAAAGAGGGTGAAATAAAACAGTTACAGGAAAAGTACGATGTACTGACAGGAATTGACAGGAAAGGACTTGAAAAGCGACAAGACGAGCAAAGGAAAGCCGAGATTGAAAGATTAAAAGCATTAGCCGATTTTCACAGAGAAGAAATTACACTTGAAAGGCAGTTGCAGGCTTCAAAAATTGCTGTAATGAAAGAGGGTGAAGAAAGGCGAATGGCTGAGGCTGAACTAAACTTTCAGATTGAACTTGACCGGATAGACCAACAGCAAAGGGCATACCTTGAAGCATGGAACGCTTCAAAAGGATTCAAGCCTGATGATTTTGGTTTTATTGATGATTTGCCTGAATCGGAACTGGAACGATTTACACAACTCAGAGTAAATGCTGAGAAAAAGAAAAATATTGAAATTAAAAAAATCAATAAAGAAACAGCCAATGAAATTAAAGCTATCTGGAAAGAAGTAAACGATGTTTTTTTATCTGATGCAGAAAGAGATATTGCACATATCAATCAAAGGTATGATGATTTAATTGAGAGGGCAAAACGAGCAGGGGAAACAGATTTTAAAGCAATAGACGAAGCAAGAGCAAAAGCTATTGAAGAAAGTACGATTGATGCCGGAATGCGGAGGTTGCAGTTTGAAGAAGAAATAGAGATGCAACGGGCTGAAATTTCAACTCAGGGGTTTAATCGTGATATTGAGATTGAGCGCAAAAAGTTAGAAATTGTCAAGAAAGTAGCAAAACAGAAAATTGAGGTTCTCAAAAAATCATCAACAGAAGAAAGCAGACAGGAAATAGCACAATTGGAACTTTATATTCAGGCTGCCGATGCCGGACTTGAAGAATTAAATCAGAAAACATTAACACAATCTATTGAGAAAATAACTCAAATGGTTGATGAGTTTAAAAGATTTTCTGATGAAATTTTCGGGGTTGATTCGCAAATGAGCAGGGTGCTTGTTGGATTAGGTGAGATGGGAAATTCATTTGCCAAAATTACGACAGGTGATTATTCCGGTGCAATTTCACTTTTAACTTCTCTTATGAAAATAGGGCTTGATTCAACGAGGGTTGAAAACAGGTTAGCCAAACCGTGGGAAGAATTTGAAAGATGGATAGCTGCTTCAAATCGGGAATTACAGAGATATATTTCACTAAGGGATGAGGCAATAGGAACTGATAAGTATATTGAATCAGATAAGGTAATTGAGCAACTTCAAGACAAAATAGAAGAAACTGAAAACAGACTGGCAGGAATGCAGTTGAAATTCACACTTGAAGGTCAGGGATGGTTTAATAAAGCTAACAGAGAGGTTGCCGACAAACTTGATAAACTGCAAAAACAGCTTGGCGGATTTTTCACAGAAGAAAGTTACAAAGAGGTTGGAGTTGCTTTTTGGGAAAAAGTGAAAGCAATTTATTCTTACGATTTAGACCAGCTTTTATTTGATGAAAAGGGTGAGTTTACTATTCAGAAGATTAATCAGCTGATTGATGACATGGTGATAACAGACAGAAATGTTATTGAAGCGGTTAATCAATACGAACAGTTATTAACTCAACTTTCACAAGCAGAAAGGCAAAAGCAGGAACTTCTTACAGCAACGATGGCTGATAACATTGCTGATGGAATTATTGAGGGTTTCCGAAAAGGCTATGATTCAGTTACTGATTTTGCTGATGGTTTTGAGGAGTTGATGAAAAATGCCGTTCTAAATGCTCTAAAAATTCAAATGTTAGAAGAACCGTTAAGAGAATGGTATGCTCAATTCGCTGCTTATTCCGAATCAGACGACATTTTAACATCAGGCGAAATTCGGGACTTGGAAAATGCTTATAACAATATTATTGAATCGGCACGGAAGCGATTTGAAGAAATGAAGCGAATATCAGGGCTGAATTTTGATACAGGGGCAATTAAACAAGAGGGATTAGCCGGAGCAATCAAAGGGATTACAGAAGAAACAGCGGGGATAATCGCAGGGTTGGCTATGGCTAATCGGGAACTGGGAGAAAAAAACCACAGAACAGGAATAGAGCAATTAGCATCAATAAATGAATCGGTAAGGCATTTGAGAAACATTGAAGATAATGCTGTGAAACAAAACAAAACACTAAAAGATATTGATGAAAGAATAGGTGAAATGAATTTATATTTAAGACAAGTGATATAATGGCAGATAAAATTGACGATATTGAACTTTCTGATTTTGGGTTAAGATTGGCACACCTTGACGGGAATTTAGATTTACCGGCATTTAAGGATATTTTAGAATATCACGAATTTGAAACTGAATTGCAGATAACAGAAGATAAGACGGTTCAGATAAAGTTAATTGGATTTTATGATGACAAAATAGAGCTTGGCACGAATATTAAGAATTTTCAGGATAAAATAAAAAGTGCGACTAAATTAAAGTGGCAATTTGATAATCACGATTTTCAGGAAACTTGTGTTGTGAAAGATGGATTTCAGATTAATATTTTTGATGTAGCAGTTGAAATAACATTAACATTAGTGATTGTATGAGCTGGCAATTTGGAGATATTGACTTTGAGAGTTATGGGGTTTTTGTTTCAAAATCAACCGGAGTTTTAGATTTGCCTAAATTGAAAACAGAAGGTTACGATTGGCTTGACGAAGACGGTTTAGATTATTGGCAAGAAACGCCAAAATATGATAACAGGGAAATTATTTTAAATTGCTGGATGTTGGCAGAGGCAGATGATGAATTTACCGGATATGAAAATTTCAAAACAAAAGTTGAAGATTTTCTGACTGAAATAAAAGAAGCCGGAAAAGCGACATTTAAAACACCTTATATTGATATTGAAGATTGTAGCATTTCAAAAGGGGTGGCGGTTATTCGTGAGACAAGCTATGTGTTGGATGTTCAGGCAGGAACGTTTTTACTGAGAATTACCGTTCATGGTGATTTAGATTTTTTGGAAGTACCGGTGATGAGATGGACGGGGGAGGAAACAATAACGGTAACCAACATTTACACAAAGAATTTAAAACTGAACAAGACCTTACAGGGTGATATTTACATATCAACTTCTTTTCAATCACCGGAAAAACTGCCGATAAAATATTTTGATTACGTTGAATTTAACACAAACGGAAATAACAACGAAGTATTTCATTTAGCATCAGACCCAACATTTAAGAAAATTTCATCTAATAAATTTCAGTATGATTTGAGGCTGGAACATCAGAGCCGGTTGCTTGCTGATTCGCAGTTTTTGAATGATTTAATGGAATCAGAATTTGATTATTATGCAAATTTAGAAGAAATAATCGACCTGATAGTTACAAATCATGACCGGAGCTGGTGGCAGAATTTCAGCAAAGGAACGGTCCAGGCAACAGAAAGACGATTGCATAATTTCAGCAAAGAAGATTGTATGAGTGTGCTAAAAAGAATGTGCGCTGAATATTTCATGGAATTTGAATTTGAATTTATTTCAGGTGGAAAATACAAAATCAACATTAAAGAACAGGTTGCAAATGATAAGTTAATAACTTTTGAATACGGAAAAGGAAAAGGATTTTATGAATTAACCAGAGAGCCGATAAGCAATGATGAAGTTTGTACTATTTTGTTTGCTTACGGAGCAGCGAAAAATCTGAAATGGGATTATCGGGGAGGAATGAAAAGATTATCTTTTGACGGTAATCCTTTAAAGAATAATCAAAGTTTGCACACCGGAGCTGGTCCGAAAGAACGGACTGTTTTCTTTGATGACATCTATCCGAACCGAACAGCACAGGTAACTAATTATTTTCAAAAACTGCCTGATGACCCGACTTATACAGCGTTAGAAAGAGAGGTATTCCCGGAAGGAATTTACAGACTAAGAGACAGCACACTTGAATTTGATATAAATGACCATTTGCTGGGATTAACAGCAAAAGTTAAAATGAAAACCGGTGCATTGTCAGGATTTGAATTTGAAGTGCTAAGATACGACCATGGTACTAAGGACATTTATTTAATTCCTTTCAAAGATGAACGAGAAGAATTTTATCCAAATGAAAATTTATTAATCGAGGATGGCGACTATTATACATTAGTTGATATTGACCAGCCTGTAAGTTATGTTGATGTTGCAGAAGCGGAATTAGAGGCAGCAGCGCAAATTTATCTGGATAATCACAGTGTTCCGAAATTTCCCTATTCAGTAAAAGTTGACCCTGCTTTTCTGCTTGAAAACCCAGAGGGTTTTGAAGTGGGTGACAGAGTAAATGCAATTGATGACGATTATAACGTGAATGGAAAATTCAGGATAAGCACATTAATATTTGATTTTGTTACGGGAATTTGGGATTTTTATTTGTCTGACACAACGAGATTAACAAGACGGCAGGAACTTGAATTAAGGCTGAAAGCAGTTGAAAGGGCGCAAGAAATTGCACGAAAAAACACAGCTGAATCGACACGGAAAGATAAAGAAACAACAAACGAGCTGAGAAACACTTTACTTGACCCGTCAGATGATAAATTCAGGATTGAAAACATAATGCGGAATAATTCAATTTCACCGAGATTTTTAGATTTTGATGCAGGTGTTCCGCAGTTTTTTTTAAAAAATGCTTTGGTTGAGGTGAATGTAGATGATGATGAGGATAAGATAAGAATTGAGCCGGGTCAGATTTCTATAACAAATTGGCAAGGATTATCAAAATTTGAAATTGCAAAACTGAAAGCGAATAGTCAAGAATATGACCCGACACGAACATGGAATATTCCCGAAACGAATATCAATCTTGAAAGCAAGGACGGACACTGGCTTTATGCGAAAATCAGCCTTGCATCAGGAGCAACGGGAGCGGTAATTCAAGCATTTCCTGAACATATTGAGGTAAAGACAGACATTGAAGATGAAATCTTATATTACAAATTAGGACACATAAGTAACGGAGAGGAGGCAGAAGAATGAGACACGCATCAATGCTTTGGGGAAATGTAAAAAGGGAATTAGGTAAATTTCTGACAAAGGTTTTTGTTGGCGGTTCTTTGACAGGCACAGGCACAGAAGCTGACCCGATTGAGTTAAAAGGAGATTTAAAAAATCCGGGAGCGTCGAAATATTATGGTACGGATGAACATGAAGTTTTAACTTATCATGATTTTCCAGAAATAGGGGGCGATTACAAATGGAATTTAAAAGGAAAAGGAGTTCTACCTGAAATTTCCAATATCCAAGTAATTCAGGATGGTGATAGTGGGAATTATAATGATTTACCTGATGCATTTTTTTATATTTCTGCTTTTAATAAACATGGTGAAACTATTCCTCAACCTGTTCAATCTTTTAGATTTTATTTTGAAGAAAATTCTGAGGCAATAATCACATGGGATGAGATTAACGGAGCTGATGGTTATTATATTTATGGTGAAATAATGGAAGAAGATGATTTGTTAGTAGCGTCAGAGCGGTTTGAAGTACTCAATAACGAATTTGATTTAATGAATCCTGATTATCCTATTGCACGTGGAATTAATTTAACCGAAAAACTTCAAAAAAATACAGCTGTAAGTGATGCCGTTATATCTTTTGAAATAAAGGACGATGATACTGTGAAAGTAGAAGCTGAAAATGCGATTGTCGTTGTTACAGAAAGTGAGGACAAAAAAGAAAAAAATCTTTTAATCAAAGTCGAGAAGCCTGACATTTCCGATTTAGACGATGCGAAAAGATGGTGGAATTTAGGAACAGGGGAGGGGTTAGAAAATGTTCCGGGAATTAAATTTACACAGGAAAAAAGAAATGATGATTTTGTTATTTGGAAAAATCACTTGTTTATTTCCGCTTATAATTCAAACGGCGAAACTCTGCCATTGCCTCTTGTCGATGATTTTAAAATGTACTTACAACAAAATCACGGAATTATAAATTGGAGTAAGCTGCCAAATGCTGATGGTTATTATTTGTATTTAGGCGTAGGGGGAGGGGTTATTAATGGTGACGCTGTAAATTTGTCATGGTATAAATATGACATTGATGACAATAACATTACCGAAATTGATTTACAGGATTTAGATGATTTTTCCTATGTTAAGGTTTATGAAATTCCCACCGAAAATACCACAGGGTTTTCAGAATTTCGGATTGAGCATGATGACTTGTTAGAAATTGAGGGGGATGGAATTGGTGTTGAATTGACAGCGGACGGGAGGCGGAAAAAACTGAAATTGTCTGCTGACAACGAGGGTGGCGGTGGAAGTTTCGACATTACAGACGGAACGGAAACGGTATCTATTGACCCTGACGACCAGGTTACTTTGGTTGGTGACGGGGTGGAAATTGAGGTTTCGGAGGATGAGCAAGATAATACAAAAAAAGAAATAAAATTCAGTCTTGATAATATTTGTGATATTATTGCTAATTGTGATATTATAAAAGATTTACAAGAAAAAATAATAGAACTCGAACAAGACGTAAGGGGTGAAAGTTTTATAACAGAATGGCATTTACCGGCTGGCAATTTTACTTTGCCATTACAAGCAGGGGCATCTTATGATATGAAAGTTGATTGGGATGACAATGGAGCTAAATCAGAGGTTAAAACATTCGACGATGTTAATAAAACTTATTACTATTCTGAACCCGGAATTAGGCGTATTCGCATAACGGGCAAATGTAGCAGTTGGTATATAAACAACGATGCTTCAATAAAAGATTTAATCCATAAAGTAATACAATGGGGTGAGGTTGATTTTAATGTTTTAAATTTTGATGGTTGTTCTAATCTGACAATTCCCAACACTCCAATAACGGGGGTTGCTAATTTACTTAATTTCAAGAGGAGTTTTAGGAATTGTGTTAAAATTAATTTTATACCTTTAAACTTCTTTGATTTTGCTGTTAATGTAGCGAAAGATGCTTTTTACGAAACGTTTCGAGGCTGTTCAGGATTAACAGGCGCAATCCCTGCTACTTTATTTGCAACCAACACCTTAGTTTCAACAAACGGATTTCATTCTACGTTCTATGGCTGTTATGGATTAACAGGCTCAATCCCTGCTACTTTATTTGCAACCAATACATTAGTTTCAACAAGCGGATTTTATTTTACGTTCTATGGCTGTTCAGGATTAACAGGCGCAATCCCTGCTACTTTATTTGCAACCAACACCTTAGTTTCAACAAACGGATTTTATTCTACGTTCTTTGGCTGTTATGGATTAACAGGCGCAATCCCCGCTACTTTATTTGCAACCAACACCTTAGTTTCATCAAGCGGATTTTATTCTACGTTCTATGGCTGTTATGGATTAACAGGCGCAATCCCTGCTACTTTATTTGAAAATAATACGGCAGTTTCAACATACGGATTTGGCTATACGTTCTATGGCTGTTATGGATTAACAGGCGCAATCCCTGCTACTTTATTTGCAACCAATACATTAGTTTCAACATACGGATTTTATTATACGTTCTATGGCTGTTCAGGATTAACAGGCTCAATCCCTGCTACTTTATTTGCAACCAACACCTTAGTTTCAACAAACGGATTTAGCTATACGTTCTATGGCTGTTCAGGATTAACAGGCTCAATCCCTGCTACTTTATTTGCAACCAACACCTTAGTTTCAAGAAACGGATTTCATTCTACGTTCAGAGGCTGTTCAGGATTAACAGGCTCAATCCCTGCTACTTTATTTGCAACCAACACCTTAGTTTCATCAAGCGGATTTTATTCTACGTTCTTTGGCTGTTATGGATTAACAGGCGCAATCCCCGCTACTTTATTTGCAACCAATACATTAGTTTCAACAAACGGATTTAATTCTACGTTCAGCGGCTGTTATGGATTAACAGGCGCAATCCCTGCTACTTTATTTGAAAATAATACGGCAGTTTCAACAAACGGATTTAATTCTACGTTCATCGGCTGTTATGGATTAACAGGAGATGTGCCTGAATTGTGGAATATATGGCCTGCCAGTTACGGAAGATATTGTTTCAGAGGGTGCGTTAACACAAGTAACTATGATTCAATTCCTGCTGAATGGAAATAAAAAAATTATTATGGCTAAAAAATATTATAGAATGAGAAAGTACAGGAAAGCCGATGAAATTGTAGATTTAATCAAAATAAAATACCAATCAAAATGAAAAATTTACTTTTATTACCGACTTTCTCAATGACAGTTTACCTGCTTTTTATTTATCTAAAATACGGCAAACACAAAAGCATATCAATTTCGTATGCAGATTTAAAAACTCACGAAAAACCTTTTTTTACATTAAACCTGATTTTTGTTGCTATTCCGATTATGATTGTCGGAATTGAAAGCACACAAAATCATTTAGCTGAGGGGCTTTTCTTTTTGGCAGGTTCTCTTATCACTTTAATCGGTGCTTCACCTGCTTTTTGGACTAACCGAATGGAACACACAGCGCACATGATTGGCTCATACGGAGGTATCAGTTTGGGAATGATTGCCTGTTTTGTGGCAGGATTTGCGGTATTGACCTTAATCCCTATTTTCCTGTTTATTACATTCACAGCTATTCAGTTTTTTGTAAAGAAATGGCAACTTTGGAATTATATTTATTGGATTGAAGTTTCGGCATTGCTGGCAGTAGTTTTAACTTTACTTGTAAATTTACTGAAATGAAAAAAACAACATAAAAATAAAGCACACAAAAAAATGAAACCATTAAATTTAAAAATAAATAATATGTTACAGAGATTAAACATTGATGTTTCTCAGTTTTGGGAAATCATTTGGAAATTTTTTGTGGGCGCAATTTTTTCGGTGGTGGGGTATTTTGAGCCGGTAAAAGACATTGTTCATTTGCTAATCGCTTTTTTCATTATTGATATGCTCGCTGGATTTTGGGCTAATAAAATTGTTAAGCAGGAAAAGTTTAAAATGTCTAAAATTTGGGCAACTACATTCCCAAGAATGTTAATCAGCCTTGTATTAATTATGATGACTTTTTGGTGGGATAATGTTTTTGGACAAACAGCAGTAAAGACTTACTGGTTTATCGGTTATTTTATTTCCGGTGTGCTTTTGGCAAACATTTTGCAGAATAGTTATAGAGCTACCAGGTGGGGAATTTTGCTAAACTTAGCCGAATTTATCAAAGGAATTTTTAAAGATAAGGGGGTAGATATAAATGAAACGGATCCGATTGAGTAAAAATTTTCACTTAGACGAATATATTCCGAAAGAACTTTATTTAAAGTGGCAACATAAGCCACACGTCCTTATCGGTTTGTTGGATTATAAGTTAATTTTAGCAGACCAAATGCTACGTGATAAATTCGGTTCGATAACGATTAATAACTGGTGGATTGGAGGTAATCGAAATTGGAGCGGAATTAGAACACCTGAAAGTCCGTATTATTCGCCAACTTCACAGCACAGCATGGGCAGGGCTTCAGATAAGGTTTTTAAGGACGTTACAGCGCATGAGGTGCGAAGTTATATAAAGATGCATTATCGGGCACTTGGTATCACCTGCATTGAGGAAAACGTTAGCTGGGTGCATTCTGATTGCCGCTGGACTAATAAAGAAGAATTGCATTTAGTTTATCCATAAAAATTAATATCATGAAATACATTATTTTCTTAACTTATTTGTTTATTTTAGTGATTGTGGCTTTTGTTATGTCTGTTTTATCAGCAAAAGATTTGAAAAAATGAAAAAAGTTTATTGGATTATCGGAATTATTTTTTTGGGAGTTGTCATTTTTGGACAACACCGAAAAATCAGAAATTTGAGATTTGAAAATCAAATTCAATCGGTTGAACTTTCATTCAAAGAAAACGAAATTTTAATCTTTGAAACAAAAAACGGTGATTTAGTGAACAAACTTAATGCTGTTGAAGTCGATAGAAAAAACCTGAAAGCCGGGCTTGAGGCTGCTGAAATTGATATTAAGGAACTCAAAGAAATGAATATCAATTATAAAAATATCATTGCAACTTTGAGTCTGAAAATCGAGAGTTTAGGAAGTGGACAAACAACAGTTACCGACACTTTTAAAATAGTTGAAACCGACACAATTTATTTTCAAAAAGTGCAGGATTGGGATAACGGATACTTAAGCCTTTTTAATGCACAAATTGAAAAAGGGCAATTTGATTTTAATTATAAATATAATACCGGAATAAACATCTTTCAGGAAAATAGAAAAAAAGATGTAGTTGTTACGGTTCAGCTTGCTGATCCGAACGCTTCAATCGTTTCGGGTAATTCAATTACAATTAGCAACAAAAAGAAATTTTATGAAAAACCTGTTGTTTGGGGTGTTGCTGGTTTTTTAGGTGGATATTTAATAACAAAATGAATATGATTAATTTAAATAAAGCAGATGAAAAGGGATTAATGAAAATAATCCACATAGGGAAAGTTAGGGCGAAATTGATAATTGAACAGCGGAAAAATAAACTTTTCAGAGATATTTATGAACTTAGCATTATTCCCGGACTGGGAAAAAAACGAATGAAAGATATAATAAATCAAAAAAATATTATTGTATGAAAAAAATTAAAAGAATTTTAGGCTGGCAGAATTTAAAAGCTGCATTTAAAGACAATATTGTTGATTTGCCTTTATATGTTATTTTGGTGGTTTTATCCATAGTGTTTTTTAAAACTCAATACATTTTATCCTTTGCGGTTTTCATCATGTTTTTTATGTATTTCCGTATAGGATACTGGAAACGGATCGCACGGGGATATTATGAAGATTTGCGGAATTTGAGAAGTAATGGCGAACTTGCTGATTTGATTAATAAATCAGAAAGTAAAGAACAGATTAACGAAATTTTAGATAGTTACATTGAAACTAATCCCAGCAATCCACCGATGCGAAACATTTGAAAAGTGATTTTTTATGATTATATTTGCTTTTTCATGATGAGTAATTTTTAATTGGTTTAATTGATTTTTAGGGCAGACTGTTGAGTTTGCCCTTTTTCTTTTCAAAATAAATTCTTATATTTGAAGTGGGATTTTGGATTTGTAAATTTGAAAAACACCTTCTTACCCCTGCCTGTTGAGGTGGGGGTTTTTTATTCCTACAATTCTAAATGTTAAAGAATGTTAAAAACATAATTTTAAGTGAAATTAATTACAAAATAGTTTGCAGACTAAAAACTTTATTGTATCTTTACAGTAGTTATTAATCAATTAAAGAATAGAAATCATGACAACAAAAATTATTAATTACAGAAAAAAAACACAGGAATTTGCCTTAACGAAAAAAGGCACACTTAACAGAAACATCAAAAATGCAGTATTGAGTATTTTGATTAATCCTAAAAAAAGACGTATCTATCCAAAACATTACACTGGCTCAGGTAGATATGTGAATTTAAAAGATTATTCATTTTACATTACTGAACTTTTGACTTTACAAGGTTACAAATTTACATGGGGGAATGATGCGCCGAGAGGTGGCAAAAATGGGGATTACATTCAAGTTTCAAAAGCAGGGCTTGACTTTATTCTTTCAATCAGAGAAACTGCAATGAAAAACATTTAATTAATTAAAAATTTATAATCATGAATAAAAAATTAAACATTAAAGAATTTTCAATTACAGAACACCCTATCAAATAT